TCATCAATAAAAACTCTTCATCATCTGCAAACTTATCTAAGAGTAGTTTTCTTAACTCAAAAAATTTTGAAAAGTCCAATTGTATAGGTATATTAGGGTATCTAGCTTTGAAGGTTTCTCCAATAATGTTGATTTGGTAAGTCACAGGGTTAGCTCTAATGATTGCTATTTCTGTTGGAATCCCTAGCTGATCCATAACGGGGAGAATAAGAGAAGTATATTTTTTATATGTTATGTCAGTACTATCATGTCCCACAGAAACTTTATAATCCAAGATAATCAAATACTCGCCATCCCAAATATAGTTATCTGGTGTAACATTCGGTATGTTGTAATTTAACAAATTCACACCTGGGATAATATCCAAGATTATTTCATCGAGTAACACATTATTCTTATATTCAATCCCAATAGACATGCATAATTCACGACCAAAGTAGTCATGACGTGCTTCCAAAATGTCGCTGTTGATGTCTTTTGCAACAGTTGCTGTTTTTGCAGATTGAATCCTTTTAATATATTGTTCATATAATTGTTCCTCCATTTTTGGAATGGGTTTTATTGTAATTTCTTTATATAGGAGTA